GCCGCAAAATGATAGCGGCCTGCACGCAGTGCATCATCACCTGTAAGACGATTGAGTCTTACAAAGATCCAGAGGAGCATAGTTGCCTTGTCCACAGTAAGAAAGTCGCGTGAACTCCCCTTTGGTGGTGGCTTTGGCCACTCCAAAGTTTGGAGTCACAACGCATTTACTGACCGTTGGACGCTTGATACGAGCAATTCAGGCTCGCATCGGACGCCTCGGGACAAGGGCTATCAGATTACTGATAGCGAATCTCACAACTGGCCCCCACAAGGGGGATCAGGAAGTGATGTTGGAGGTGGTTTCTATACCGAAATCCGTAGAGGATCACAACCCTCTACGAGACAAGGTATAGATAAAACCGTGCCCACGGGTGGTAGTGTTACAGACAAGCGCCGATATCAAGTCGGCCAAGATCTGCGCACTCCTATTCCGCGGGGCGGCACCGGTAGTCCAGTATTCCCAAGCAAGTTGAGTAGCGCACAAAGCGTACTCAATGCATTGGGAGCAACTGCGATTTCGCGGTGTCGTCCAACCTCGAGCGCGGCGGAACTCAGTGTAGCCATGGGAGAGACCTACAAGGACGGTTTACCGCACCTTGTAGGAGCTCAAACGTGGCGTGAGAGAACATTACAGGCAAAGAATGCCGGTGATGAATATCTCAACACTGTGTTTGGATGGGTGCCCCTAGTTAACGACATTACTGATTTCAGTAAAGCCGTTAGCGATTCCGGCAGCATACTTAATCAGTATGATGCCGATAAGGGACACGTCATCCGTCGCCGTTACTCGTTTCCAACTATTGAAGAGAGGTCAGAACAAGCGCTCGGATCCGCAACACCCGAAGGGGTGTTTTTGGATTCCGGTGCACTTGGCCTTTCTTCTCCAGGTCTCTACACAGTTACTACTGTGCAGCGGATTAACCGCTGGTTCTCTGGCGCATTTGTCTACGGTGTGCCCAACGGGATATTTCCCGGCGGGCCCATCGCGGACCAGGCAGCGAAAGCCGATAAACTACTCGGTGTTTCGCTAACTCCTGATGTGCTCTGGAACTTGAGTCCCTGGAGCTGGGCCGCGGATTGGTTTACCAATGTCGGGGACGTGCTTAGCACGGTTTCCGATATGGCAAGCCAGGGCCTGGTAATGCAGTACGGCTATTTCATGGAACATACTGTCCATGAGAAGACGTACTCTTTAGCGAATGCCGCTATTAACGGTCAGACGCTAAAGCTTCCATCTGCGACACTGGTCACTGAGACCAAGTCGCGATCGAAGGCTAGCCCCTTTGGGTTTGGCATTACTTGGGATGGATTTAACTCCTCCCAATTGGCCATCCTAGCTGCGCTCGGTATTTCCCGAACGTAGCAGGGCTGCTGATGCAGCTGCCCATACACCCCAATCGCTCTACTTGATAGAGCAGAAGGAGCAATGCCTGTATGGCATTTTCAGATCCGCAATCCATCACGATTTCGGGTACGACGATCTCCCTCCCCCGTGTCTCCACGGGTGATGGTACATCGAAGTACTCGTCAAGTGATGGACTCGTTGACCTCTCCGCCTCCCACGCCTACGGGCGTAGGATTCGGCGAGTTCTTCGAGTGGACCATTCGAAGGTAGCCCCTGACGTGTTCATCCCGTCCCAGAACGCCGAAGTCTCGATGTCAAATTACATCGTCTTCGACCTTCCTGCGGTCGGGTATACGAACACTGAGGCTAAGGCTGTGTATTCAGGATTTAAAACCCTGTTCACAGCCACCTCCGATGCTCTCATCGACAAGTTGCTTGGCGGTGAGAGTTAGGATAATTCTGCGAGCGGTCGCCTTGATCTTTACGATCTTGGTTCTGCTCGCGGCCCTGGTGCTTAACGCTCTTGAAGAGCGTTGGTACCGGGGCCACTATCCTTGTCCCCACTGGCAAGAGGTTCTTGGTTATTGTAACCATGACCCCGAGCCAGAGGATCGAAGATAACATATAGGCTAAGGAAAGCCAACCATCCCTACGATTAGTAAGGAGGGGCTTTGAAAAGCCATATGTTGCTCTGGAAAATGCTGGCCTACGAATTGGCCAGCGGATGTCACACTAGCGCCACCATGGACTGGAAAACAGTCCAAGGTCGGTGCAAACATGAGGGGTATTCGTTTTTGACGATTACCCTACCCAATTTCGGAAAGGACCTCCAAAAAGGTCTTGACCGTGGTTGGGTCGCTCACGACCTGTTCCAGGGTTTTTCCTGGTCAGGCGGTCTCCCGAGATTTCTCTCGGGTTTCCTTGAGCGTGTGTTTGACCGGACTAGTGGTGTGTTGTTGGAGGATCCGGATATTGAAGCAATCCGATCCATTCGTCAGCTAACGCTGATGTTTGGAAAGGTACTTCTGCCGTGCACTCCCGAAAGGGAGCGCGCGGCGTTTGACGGATTCATCCAGTGTGAGAGGGATGTCCGTGAGCATGATGCTCAGTTGACTGAAGACCTCAAAAGGGAATTCAGTCGCATCAGCTCAATGTTGTTCTGGGACGTTTTCAAGCACGTAGATAAAAAGGTCTACGCGCACGATCTCGTTCCAAAACACGGTCCAGGATCTACCGCTGATCGTCTTTCCAGCAATGGGAAGTACAATCAACGGTCCTGGCCCGAACGTCTAGAGGGTGTATTTCCAGCTGTGGAATACCTCCTCCCAAATTACTCGTTTCACGAGAATTTGGAAGACGTTGACATCCCCGAACCTGGTGCTGAGACACCCATGCGGGTAATCTCAGTTCCTAAAACGCTAAAGACACCAAGGATCATCGGGATGGAACCCGCTGCAAATCAATACATGCAGCAGGCACTCCTTCGCGAGATCCTAGATGCGATATCGAGGGTTGACTACCTCGACCGCATGCTCGGATTCCGTGACCAAGGCCCTAATCAGGCAATGGCCATGGAAGGTTCTCTAAAAGGGAACCTTGCTACGCTCGACTTGAGCGAAGCTTCCGATCGTGTCTCTAATCAGCATGTACGGCTACTACTCGACGGATACGACCATCTATTTGATGGCGTAGACGCTTGTAGGAGCCGAAAGGCTGATGTACCTGGTCATGGCGTTATACGCCTAGCCAAGTTCGCGCCTATGGGTTCAGCCCTCTGTTTTCCTTTCGAAGCCATGGTCTTTTTGACCGTGGTCTTCCTGGGGATCCAGAAAGGGCTCAACACATCACTCTCCCTTAGCGACATTAAGTCGTTTAAGGGGTCGGTGCGCATCTACGGAGACGATATTATCGTCCCCGTGGACCATGTGCAATCCGTTGTCGATATGCTACATACTTTTGGGTATGTAGTTAATACCGGCAAGTCTTTCTGGACTGGGAAGTTCAGAGAGAGTTGCGGAAAGGACTACTACGACGGCCAAGACGTGTCTTACGTCAAGGTACGCCGTGTATTTCCTACCCAACGGACGCACGTCAACGAGGTGATAAGCATCGTTTCGCTTCGCAACCAGCTCTATTGGGCTGGATGCTGGCGGACCGTTGCTTGGTTGGATAAGGTGATCGAGG